AAAACAACAGCACTTTGGTATATTGTCAACATGATGAAGTATAAAGGTGCTAATTTATTAGTTGTGAGAAAAACATATAGAACATTACATGATAGCTGCTTTACGGAGCTGAAATGGGCAATTAATAGATTAGGGGTAGATAGTCAATTTACAATCAAAGAAAGCCCATTAGAAATGACATACAAACCAACAGGACAAAAGATATATTTCAGGGGTCTCGATGATCCGTTAAAAGTTACGTCAATAACAGTAGATAAAGGATATCTTTGTTGGATGTGGTTGGAGGAAGCATACGAAATTTTAAAAGAATCTGATTTTGATATGCTAGACGAATCAATTCGTGGTGCTGTTCCTGCTCCATTGTTTAAACAGATTACAATCACATTGAACCCGTGGAACGAGAAGCACTGGATAAAGTCAAGATTTTTTGATGCTCCACCAGACAATGATATATTGGCAATGACAACTAACTACATGTGCAACGAGTGGTTGGATAATGCGGATAAAAAAGTATTCGAAACCATGAAAAAGAATAACCCGAAGCGGTACAAGGTTGCAGGATTAGGCGACTGGGGTATTGTTGATGGATTGGTTTATGAAAATTGGCGAGAAGAATGGTTCGATATAACTTCAGAGAAATTCAAGGAATACAATCCAGAGGTTGTGTCTGCGTTTGGGCTTGACTTTGGGTATACAAATGACCCAAGTGCATTGTTTTGCGGGCTATTAGACCAAAAGAATAAACGACTATGGGTATTTGATGAAATGTATAAAGAGGGTTTATCAAATGAAAAGATATATAGTAATGTAAATAGTATGGGTTATTCAAAAGAGCGTATCACAGGTGATAGCGCAGAACCTAAATCAATAGATCAGTTAAAAGACTTAGGTCTTAGGATTAAGGGAGCAGTTAAAGGCAAGGACTCGATTGCTAATGGTATCCAATGGATACAAGATTTAGAAATAATAATACACCCGAGCTGCGTTAATTTTCTTACGGAGATTAGCAACTATACCTGGGCGCAAGATAAGTTTGGTAAAAAATTAAACGTACCAATTGACGACTTTAACCACTTGATGGATGCAATGCGATACGCACTAGAAAAGTATATCACAAAGAAAAAATGGTTATGTTAGGAGGAGTAATATGCTAACAGTAGCAGAGATAAAGCAGTTTATAGACAATGATATGACAAGCAGTAAAAAACAATATGCAAAAGTAGCGCAAAGATATTACGATGCCGAGCATGATATTGCAAAGTATCGTATTTTTTACTTTAATGCAGATGGTCAACTGGTGGAAGATAAGAATCGTAGCAATATCCGTATCTCTCATGCGTTCTTTACTGAGTTGGTGGACCAGAAGTCGCAATATGCATTATCAAAAAAAGAGGACTTTGTATTGTCTGATATTCCGGAACTACAAGAAGAACTAAATAAGTACTTTGATGATGATTTTATGAACGAGTTATCTGATTGTGTTACAGATGCCAGTATCACAGGTTACTCTTATATGTACGCAAGGGTAACATCTGAGGATGTACTCGATTTCTCTTATTCTGGATCCAGTGGAATCATCGAGGTAAGAGCAAAAGAGACACAAGATGGATGTGATTACGTAATTTACTGGTATATTGACCGCAGAACATCAGATAATAAAGACATCAAGCGTATACAGGTGTGGGATACAAACGCAACTACATACTACGTAATGAGTGATGATGGTAAAATCGAGTTAGATGAGGACGAGGAAATCAATCCAAGGCCACACATCTTGGTGGATAGAGATGGTGAGCTTTATGAGCGCAATATGGGGTACATTCCTTTTTTCCGTTTAGACAACAACCGTAAACAAACAAGTGACTTAAAGCCAGTAAAGATGATTATAGATGATTACGACATGGTGAATTGTGGGTTATCCAACAACATACAAGACAATGCAGAGGCTATTTACATAGTCAAAGGCTACGAAGGTGATAACCTTGACGAATTGCAACATAACCTTAAGACAAAAAAGATAGTTGGTGTTGATACAGAGGGTGGAATGGAAGCGCATACGGTTGATATACCATTCCAAGCACGAAAAGAAAAAATGGAAATCGACGAGAAGAACATCTATAAATTTGGCATGGGATTTAACTCAGCACAGATAGGCGATGGCAATATCACAAACATTGTAATCAAGTCAAGATATGCATTGCTAGACCTTAAATGTGATAAATTCGAGAAACAGCTTAGAAAATTCTTAAAACAGATTATTCGTGTGGTGTTGTCGGAGATAAATGAGAAGAATGGAACAGCATACACAGAAACAGACGTATATTTTGACCTCACAAGAGAGGTGATGACCAATGCACTGGATAATGCCACTATCGAAAAAACAGTGGCGGAAACAGAACAGATACGCATTACAACAATATTGAATGCTGCTACCACATTGCAAGACAAGGAAACGGTAATCAAGGCAATATGCGATATCTTGGATATCAATTACGAGGACATCAAAGATAAGATTGATTTGACTACACCAGAGGATGATGTTACAAACGCTGAAACACTATTAGGTGGTGATGACATTGAATAAGCGACAAAAAAACGTGCAAAAGGAAATGTTGAAATCGGAAAAACAGATACTTGCTGATTTAGAAAAGACATATCGAAGTGCATTGGATGAAGTAAATGAGAAAATACAGATATTGCTATCACAAGACCAAACGCAGTCCAAGATATATCAATTAAAATACCAAATGTCATTAAAAGACCAACTTACAGAGGTTATTAACAGGTTACATAATGATAGTTATGAGTCCATAGAGGATTACCTTAAAAAGTGTTACGAGGATGGTTTTATTAGCTCCATGTATAACCTTGATGGATATGGTATACCGATGTATCTTCCTATAGATCAGCGAAATATCTTGGATATGGTAAGCAAAACAGGCGACAATATAAAGTTATCCAAAAAGCTATACGATAACTTGGAAACAATGAAGTCCACAGCATTATCCGAGATTAGTCGGGGGATTGCATCTGGATTATCCTACGCAGAGATTGCAAGAAATATCAGTGAGGTTGGTGGAACGCACCTTAGAAACGCGCAGAGGATTGCAAGAACAGAGGGACATAGAGTGCAAGAGGAGTCGAAACACCAGGCGATGCAAAAAGCCAAAGAAAACGGTGCAGATATCGTAAAAGTATGGGATTCCACCATGGATGGAATTACAAGACCTGAACACAGGACACTAAACGGACAAATCAGGGAATTGGAAGAGGATTATACAGTAAACGGATACAGTGGCCCGCATCCGGGTGGATTTGGTAGTGCGTATATGGATGTGAATTGCAGGTGTTGCTCCTTGGAGATGCCAAGATGGGCGCTTGGAAATGACTTTACAAAGATGGATAACGACACAAAGAGTTTTACTAGTTATAAATTGCATTATAAAAAGGGGTGAATGCATGAAAAGATTGTTAAGATAGTTGTTTTGCGGGCATGACTACAAGGGTGGAATTAGAGTGGAAAACATTGACGGTAAGAAACGGTATTACAGCGAGTGCAAGATTTGTGGCAAGAGAAAATATGTGTAGAGGAGAGAGATAAATTATGATGAAGTTACAAGATACAGTAGAACAAATGAATAGTGCAAACTATAAAGACAGATTTATAGCAGAATATATGCAATTAAAAATTAGGATGATCGGGTTAATTGAAATGCTTAGAAAATACAAACTCGGTACATTGTCGTTCACTCCATCATGTAGTTACGACTTACTTAACGGGCAGCTAAAAGCAATGGATATGTATGCGTCCTACCTCGAAGAAAGAGCAATAATCGAAGGAATAGAATTGGGCACATCTGTTGAAGCGAACTAGCAAATCTAAGACCTGAAAGCAGTAGAGGTGACTGTGAGTAGGGTCGTGCTAGAGTAATATGTAAAGTCGATACACGACTTTAGTATTCCACAACTCAATAAACTTTATGCAAAGAGGACGTAGAGATACGTCTTTTTTATATGCCCTAAGCAAGGCTATAAACTGCAAATAAAACATTCGTCGTGGCGAGAACACGTAAAAAGCGTAGCGAAGGGAGATTAATTATGACTTTAGCAGAATTATTAAAAAAACTGGGGTTAGCAGATGATGTGATTGCCAAAATTGTAGATGGTATGAAGGAAAACAAGATATATACCGCTGCAGAGGAAAATCTTGATACTAGATATACTAAACTCAAAGGAGATCATGAAGCAGTAAACACCCAGTTGACGGAAGCAAATGCTCTTATTGAGACACTGAAAAAGTCCACCAAGGGTAATGAGACTTTACAGACGAAAATCGGGGAATATGAGACTACAGTTGCAAGTTTGGAAGAAGAAAACAGGAAACTCAAGATTGAGTCCGCTTTAAAAGTAAAGCTCCTTGAATCCAAAGCAGACGATATTGATTACCTCATGTACAAGATTGACAAAAAAGAGGACTTGAAACTTGGTGAGGATGGTTCCATTTCCGGTATTGATGGAATCGTAAGTGAGCTACAAACAAAATTCCCTGGACACTTCGGAGATGGAACAAAGGCAGCATCAAAAGTGGTGGAAAAGAAATTCCAACAGGATGAAAAGAAACAAGAGCAAACAAAGAGCATCACACAAATGACGTATGCAGAGAGATTGCAGTTGCACAGAGAGAATCCAGAGGCATACAACGAGCTAGTAAATAAAAAATAGAATGGAGAGATAGTATGAAAACTAGAAGATTGAATTTACAGTTTTTTGCAAGCGCGGTAACTAAAATGTCAGATATGATTAACCCGGAAGTAATGGGCGACATGATCAATGCTAAAATCGAAGCGCAGTTAAAACTTACACCATATGCGAAAGTTGACACGACACTACAAGGTGTACCAGGAGATACAAAAACGGTGCCATCCTGGAAGTACATCGGTGATGCGGAAGATATTGCAGAAGGAATTGAAGTAGGTACCGTAAAACTTACTACGGACTCCGAAACATTCACAATCAAAAAAGCAATGAAATCTGTTTCCATCACACAAGAATCCATCAATTCTGGCCTTGGAAATCCAGTGGCCCAAGCAGAGACTCAATTAGCAAAATCTATTGCTGGTAAGGTTGATAACGATGTTGTTGTTGCTGCTTATACCGGTTCTGTTACTTCAGGTGACGGAACATCGCAAATCGGGTATACAGGTGTGGTAGATGCATCAACCAAGTTTGAGGATGAAGAAGATGGTGTCGAAAAAGTAATGTTTATTCATCCAGGGCAAGAAGGGACATTGTTGAAAGACTCTAATTTCTTGTCTGCAGACAAATACGAAGCAGGTGTTGCTGTTCGTGGTTCAATCGGTAAGATCGCTGGTTCATGGGTTAAAAAATCCAAAAAAGTAAGACTTGTAACGTTCGCAAAAGACAACGCTGCTGGAACTGTAACAATTGATACAACTAACTTGGCTGAATACTTAGGTAAAGTTGACCCTACTGTTCCTCTTGTTGTTGGAGATAAGGTAAAAGCCGTTGCTGCTGCATCTCAGTATTATGTATGCCCTATCATCAAAATGGAAGCAGATAGTGCCGATACGGAATACACAGAGGATGAATTACCAGCAATCACAATCTTCCTCAAAAAAGAAACTACGACGGATGCTGAATGGTTCCCTAAAAAGCAAATCCACGACATCACTGCTGCTAGATATTACGGTGTAGCAAAAACGAACGATGCTAAGATCGTGTTAGCTAAGTTTAAAAAATAGGAGGTGGCTCCTATGCTTATTAGCTTAAGCGAGTTATCGGAAGAATATCCAAACGTATCTCCATCAAGGTTAGCACGTAAAGTAAAAGCTATTGAAGTGGCAATACGCACATACACTAACAACACTTTTTCGGACAAGGGCACGGAATTAACGTGTCCTACCGAAACTGAAACGTGTTTGTACCCTGCTGATGTGGTGGAAGGTGCATGGAAACTACTTGACTGGGATATCAACTTTGGAAACAAGACAGGAATACAGTCAGAGACGTTATCAAGGCATTCGGTGACGTATTTTAGTCAAGACGGAGAAAATACCACCAAGGGATATCCAACGGCCTTAATGGGGTTCCTACGGCCTTACAGGAGGGCACGGATATGATTGGAGGAAATACGTATGCGGATATTAAAGTTATTGATAAAAATAGTACGACTAAAAATCGACTTGGCGAAAATGAGAAGGCATGGAAAGATGCAATAAAATTAAAAGGTTGGCTGGATATGGGTGGAAACACGTCTAGTAGGACTATTGCAAATGCTAAGACCGTGGAATCTACTCATATTTTTTTATGCGATTATGTGAAGCTTGTGGGAATTACAGCATCCAACGCAAAAGTTGTAATAGACGGTAATGACTACGAGTTATTATTTGTAGATGACCCTATGAATATGCATGAACACTTAGAAATCTATCTAAAGCAGGTGGTTTAGTTGGCGGATGTGGAATTTAAGGATTTTAGCATGAAAGTAAAAAAACGAATGGATCAAGCAGCTGAAAACTTTTTGGAAGAGGCTTGTGCGTTGGTGGAATCTCAAGCAAAGATGAACTCAAGGGTGCGAACAGGACAAACGAAGGGCTCCATTGACCACAGGATATCGGACAACGTCGGGTATGTGGGTTCCAACTATCAAAATGCAATCTGGGAAGAGTTTGGCACAGGGGAATACGCACTAAAAGGTGATGGACGTAAAGGCGGATGGCTTTATAAAGACGAGAGCGGAGAAACGCATTTTACACGAGGAAAGAAACCATCCAGGGCACTATGGAACTCCTACAATACGCATAAAAAAGCTATCAAGGACAGAGCAAATCGCATATTTGGAGGTATTAGCTAATGGATGATATGCAAAAAACGGTAATGGAGTTTATTGCTGAGATAATGGATGATTTGGGCATCCCATACGAATACATGGAGTGGACAGCAGATAAGACATATCCATATTGGACAGGGATGTACATTGAGAACGAATCCGACACTGACGGAAAAGAGCCTTATATCGTGACACTGGAAGGTTTTAATCGTGGCGGAATGCTTCCGCTGGAATATGTCAAGGAAAAAATAAGAGCAGTAACCAAGCGAGGATTACACGGCAAAGACGATGAAACACTAATCGAAGTATTTTACAAAAACTGCTTGGCAAATATGCCAACAGGCATAGAAGAACTTAAAAAAATGCAAGTCAATCTTGATGTTAGGATTTACAGAAAGTGAGGTAAGTAAATGGGTAGAACAGCGTATACAGGTTTTACACAAGAAACATTAAAGCATCTGCAATTAGGAGCGGGTGCTTATTTTGCGAATTTTAATGCAGATACAGATACCTACGAGAGCGCAGTGACAGCAGGGAAACTAATCTCAGCTACACAGGGTGGTGGAGAGTTTTCCGCCAAGCCAGCAATCAGTCCAATTCAAGTGGATGGTATTGTTGGTAAAGCCGTTGGAATGGATCGTGTGGATGAATGGGATGTTTACATGAAAGTAAATGCAATGGAAACAAAAGAAGGCACGTTGATGGACGCTTTGGCCGCTGCAGATGTGGCTACGGCAACAAAGAGCGGTTACAAGGTAATCACTGGTAGACATCAAATTAAATTATCGGATTACAAGGATAATATTACATTTGTCGGATATGTAACTGGGGCAGATAAGCCTCTTATCATACAGGTGGAAAATGCTATCAATGTGGATGGATTAGTGTTGAAACCAGAAGATAAAAAAGAAGCGGTGATCTCGCTAACGTACGAAGGCAGATACGGCTCAGACATCACAAAAAATGATATACCACCTTTTAAAATTTTTGTTGCGGAATCCGTAGCTGAGGAGGTTTAGTATGAGGGAATTAAAATTAATAGACTCAATAACACTTGCAAGGATCCTAAACAATGCAAATGAGGATATCAAATTAAAAAAAGGGATTGCTTCTGCCATCGGAGACTTATCAAGTGATGAAGCAACACAGGAGCAGTCATTTATTGATATGATATTTGCCGGGCTACCTATTCTGGCCGTAGAAAAGAATGAAAATCTAATCGTAGAACTATTATCCTCGATATCCGGAAAGGCAAAGGAGGAAGTGGAAGAAATGCCACTTGACGATATTGTGCAGTTAATAATTGATATTTATAAGTCAAATCAAAAATTGTTCACTCGTTTTTTCAATGGAGCAGGGAAATAGATCCAATAGAAGTCTATGACCTGCTTTTCGTACGTTATGGGTCAAATGCTCAATTCATTCTCGATTCGGAGTTTGACTTGGGCATTTCCTTTGTTATTAAAGCAAGGGAAGAAAAAACAGAGGAACGATTGTTTGCTCGTTGGGTGTCAATGTACCAGTACTCAATGTCGTATGAGGAGTTTAAACAATCATTACAACCACAGGAAGAGACTTCCACAAAAACGGAAGAAGAGTTATTAAACGATGTTAAGTCAATGCTTGGGTAGGAGGTGAGAAGATGGATTTATTCGAATTAGTTGGAAAGATAAAGATAGACAATAAAAATGCCAATAAGGAAATGGATAGTACGACAGGCAAGGCAAATAGTACCGCTGGTAAGTTTACTTCTGCTATGAAAAAAATAGCCTCTGCAGTTGCTGTTGGATTTGCAGTAAAAAAGGTAGTTGATTTTGGCAAAGAGTGTATCAGTATGGGTTCTGATGTGCAGGAAATGGAAAACAAGTTTAATGTTGTTTTTAACGGAATGACGGATGAAGTAGATAAATGGGCTGGTGATTTTGCTAGTGCTATTGGCCGTAATAAAAATACGATCAAAGGATACTTGGCCGATAATCAAAATATGTTCGTTGGTATGGGGATGACTCGTGAGGCTGGCGCAGACTTGTCGGAGCAGATGGTGTCTCTTGCCCTTGACTTAGCGTCGTTTAATAACCTGCAAGAGGATGATGCAGTAAATGCGATGTCAAAGGCCATTATGGGTGAGTCGGAATCGGCCAAATCTTTGGGTGCGGTATTAAATGACAATACGAGAGCGATGGCAATGAATGAGCTTGGATACAAGGGTAAGTACCAATCCTTGACGGAAGCTCAAAAAATGGAAGTTAATTATCAAGCAATCTTGATGCAATCCACGGATGCGGTAGGTGATTGTGAAAGGTCACTTGACAGCTACAAAGGTAAGCAGATACAGCTTAATTCTGCAATAGAGAACGTCAAAGAAACAATAGGCATGAAACTATTGCCTATGATGACCGCCTTGTTATCTGCAACTGTAACGCTTGTAACAAATGCCTCTGCGGTATTAATGCCGTTTATTGATACGTGCGTGGGGTGGGCAAACCAAATAGCTGATGTGGTGGCTCCTATCGTTCAAACAGCATTCTCAACCATACAAGGCTACATCAATGGATCAATCGAGGATAGCACTGGTACGATTACATTTTTCCAAGAAACGTTTAGCACTGTGATGGAGATAATACAAACCATCTGGATGGATGTTGGGCCTCCGTTGTTCGACGCTATAGTGGAATACGTAGGAATTGCAATCGATTTTTTTGTACAAAATTGGCCAACAATCCAGCTATATTTCACAACTTGTTTGGATATCATAAAAACCGCCTGGAACACAATAGGCAAGCCAGTTTTTGATTTGATAATGGATGTTGTCGGAAAAGTGATGGGTATATTTAAGCAGTATATGCCCGCAATAAGTAAGTTATTTAAAGATGTGGTTAGCACAATAAAAAAACAATGGGATGCAAACCTAAAACCAGTTTTTGAAGCAATTGGCAATTTTATAACGAACACATTAAAACCTACATTTGACAAGATATTTACATATGGTATTAAACCAATCGTAGAAGCTTGTTTTACCACGATAGAAAAATTATGGAACAATTCCCTCAAACCAATTTTCGAGGGGATATGCGAGTTTTTAAACGGAGTATTTACACTTAATTGGAGTAAGGCATTTGATGGTCTTGCAAAGGTTGCAAAAGGTGCATTTAGCGGATTAGCAGAAGCTGTAAAAGCTCCATTTCGTGCGATTG